CCTTTTACCGCCGTAAAGCTTGCCGGTACAGCCCCAGGATCAAAGTTTTGTAATAAAACTCCTGTGGTCTGAATAATAGGGTATACGGCAAAGCTTTCACCACTTCTTAAGTTTTTAATAAATACATTATCCGGCTTCATGCCTTGCCTCCTAAATAGCACTTTCTATGGCTTTTTTAGCAGCCCGGGCCACTTGATACGGGCTGTCTACATTGCCATAAAAATTAAACTCCTGATTAATTTCCTTACTGTCTGTGGTATTTCCCTGGGTATAGTCCCTATTTTCTGCTTCTGTCAATACACGTTCACCTTTATGGAGTGTGGCTTTAAATCCGTCATAAGGCACGTAGTTGAGGCCGTTGTAACTATAATTTGTGCTGTCTCTGATACTCGAATCCATATTTCCTCCTGAGTACTCTATCTGTACCAAAGCATATTTTGTTGGAAAACTTAATGCTGCCCATGAACCACTAACCCTACTCATAGCGTCATTGAAGGCCGCTTCATTGGTGTAAATTTCGGCTCTTTTTGTTTCAGGGAACCAACTGCCCCACCAGTTCTTAGCTCTGTCCCAATTACTTAAGATTTCACCCGTATTAATATCAACGGTATTGCCCAAATCATCATAGGAGTTTGCTAGAACAGTAACCCCCTGGTCTTTAGTGGCCTGAGCGGCTGAAATGGTTTCATCACGCTGCCGCCCAGCATCTGCAATCATTTGATCGGCCATCTCCTGAGTAGCAATGGTGCCTTCTTCCTTCATCTGGTTAATAATCTTGATTTTCTCTTCATACTCCAGATTTGCGGAATCAACAGATTTTACCCGCTGATCTTCAAGGGTTTGGATATGTTCACTTGCCATCTCTGCCGTGATCCGGCCATCATTATCTTTGATTCGACCTAAAATAACCGCACTTTCAGCTTCGGTTTCAGACAGGGTTGTGATAGCGGATGTCTTCATTTCTTTCTGGATCCCATCAATGGTCTTTTGTTCTTCCTGGGTAATGCTTCGATGTTCATCGGCGGCCCGTTGTAAGATTTCAGCAATCTGAGCCTGATGTTGTTCATTTTCCGCTTTTGCAGTATCAAGGTGGGTTTTTAAATTAGCCAGCGTTGTGGCCTGATCTGTCGCCGTGATGCTACTCGATTCGGAAAAGAAGCCCTGCAATTGAGTCAACCGGGTATTATAATCTGATTCCAGACTGGCATTGATCGTCTGCCCCATCGTGGCATATTTAGTAGTCATGTCGGTTACAATATCCTGGGTAATGGTTGTGCTGTTGAGATATAAATTCATCATGCTTTTTTGTGCTTCAGTATCCAGATTCATATAAGCGGTTACTGCTGTTTTGGTAGCCTCTGATATCTCAACCGAGGTTGCTTTATAGGTTCCGGCGGCCATCTGCATGGACGTTACCGTGTTCCCGGTATTTTTTGCCATTGCCTGATTGGCTTCATCTGTCTTTGATGTGAAAATATCTACCTGGGGGATCACCTCAGCATTTAATTGGGTATAAGCTTCCACACCAGCTACGGCTACCCCGGCTATTGCTGCCCCAAAGGCCGCTACCGCAACGGCTGCAGTTCCCACTGTTGGTCCTAAAATACCAGAAATAGTACTGCTCAATGTGCCAGTTGCCGCCCCGGTTGTCGTTGCCGCCGCACCCGCCGCCGCTACTTCTGTGGTCAAAGCTGCAGTGCTGGCTGTTGCGGTTGCTGCCGCTGTTCCAGCTGCTGCTGTACTTGATGCCATGGCTGCAGTCCCAGCACTGGCCACGGTTGAAGCAGTTCCTAAACTGGATAACCCGGCATTAATCCCGGCAATCAGTGGCTTCACTTTAGTATAGGTTGTAACTGCAGTCCCGGCTATCGACAGTAAAGGCCCAATGGCCATGACTGCTAACCCGGCATGAACCACAAACTGCTGCTGTTCATCACTTAACCCACTAAAAGCGTGGGCCAGATCGCTGATCACGCCGGCAACTTCACTAATTGCTGGGGCCATCGCCCCACCCAGCTCAATGCCGGCGTTTTTCAGTTCATTGACAGCACCTTTAAGCTGTTCCAGTGGATCCGCATTAAGTTTATCAATAGCGGCCTGAGTAGAACCGGCGCTGCCCTCAATTTTTGACAGGAACTCATTGTACTGTGCACCGTCCTGCGATGCCAAAACAAGAGCCGCTGTCCCAGCTTCCACGGATCCAAACATATCTTTTAAAGTTTTCCCAGACGATGCTGCGTATTGACTGAGCATGTTTAAAATGTCCGCTGTTGGCACCCCTTCAGCTTTTAACTGGGCAAACCCTTTACCAGATAATTCCCGTAAAGCGACATCCGTATCAGAACCGGTTTTCCCAAGCTCAGATAACATCGATTTAAGATAAGTTCCCGCTTCAGCGGTGGCAATCCCATTAAATGTTAATTGAGCATAGGATGCTGACAGCTCTTCCATTCCAAAATTCACGCTGTTGGCAATCGGGATGACTTTCCCCATGCTTGATGCCAGCTCGTCGACCGTTGTTTTACCGGCGTTTTGAGTTGCAATTAGCATATCGGATATCTTGGTCGCATCCGACGCTTTAAGTCCATATCCATTGATTGCCGTCGTTAGTAGATCAACTGAAGCTGCACCCGTTGTAAAACCAGCTCGGGCCAGATCCATGGCATCAGTTGTAAACTCTATCGCTTCGGTCTGATCAACCCCTGCTGATATTGACTGATAGACTGACTCTGTGTAGTCATCAATAGCTACCTTACTGTCGCTTGATCCCTGGATAATCGAATCTTTATAATCCTCAAAATTGACGACTCCATCATCAAGAAGCGTTGATACTTTTGAAAAACTGTTACCAAATTGCAAGGCCATCGCAACAGAACCAGCCGATACCGCCGCCAAAGGAACGGAAACGAATTTTGTTAAGTTGTTCCCGACTTTTGTCAGACTTTCGCCGACTTTGGCTGTGTTAGTTAGAGATTTGCTGATATTATTTGCCTCTGCAGCGCCCAAAGCAGCCGCTTTGCTCATATCACTCTTAAACCCGGCAATGTCAGCTTTAAGCTCGACCACCAACGGTGCCAGTTCAATACCGCCTGTTAAACTCATCGTTTCCCCCTTTCAGTGAATTCTTTAATTTTCTGTTCATCAGCATCCGTTTGCTTATACCGCCATAAGCTTTTTAAAAGCTCTCTGCCCTCTTTTGACTGGTTCATAACATCTATCCAGCTTTCCTTCCGGTAAAGCAGGTAGGCCCCGTAATTAAGGCTTAGAATCTCTGAGAAGCTAAGACCGGTATAGTTTGATATCCGCTTGACCTCAAATGTTGATAACAGATAATGGCTCTCCCAATCCTCCCGCTTGAAATGCTTTGAAGCAATCGCCTCGCCTATTTCACCTTCTGGGATTGGGATTCTGAGTTTGGGTCCTTTTCCAGCTCAACTCTGGCCCTAAAGATCGTCGTCACAACTGCCATAATCCCATTAAGCGGGATCTTCTCGACAATAGTTATTGGGATTTCTTTTCCCTCCAGGTTGTCATTTAGTAGCAAATGTGCTGTCTTCTGCTTGATGCCATAATCAGTTGTGACATCCACACCAAGCCCCTGTTCCAATCCAGCAATCTTCCCCATGTTAGCTACAGATGGCATTTTCACATGGAGCAGATCATCACCTAGCTGGATCTCTACCGTCTTATTAATATAAGCATTTAAATCGATCATATTGATTCTTCTCTCTTTCTAAAAAGAAAAGCGCATCTTTCGACACGCTTTTAGTTATTTTATGCTGGTAATGCGGCCGCTTCTTCATCGGTTAACTCTTCTTCAAAGCTGGCCAGGAAGTTCTTGATATACTCAATTGCTGTGAGTTGTGCATCAACAGTCAATTCCTTGTCAGAGAACTCAATTGCAAACCCATTCCCGCCCTGGGCAATCATAGTAAATCGGATTTTCTTCCCGTTTTCTTTTTCATGAACAAAGCGTACCAAAACAGTTTTCAAGCTGCCGCCGCCACCAAAGGTCAGTGTTCTGGTTTTGGCTGTTGCATCCGCCACAAAGGTTGCCGTTGACAGCAGTTCAAGGTTTTCCAGTTTCCACCTGAGAATTCCAGTTTTAGCTGTAATTTCTTCTTTTGTGATAAAGCTTTTAACCACGTTTCCATATTGATTTGTTACATCGTATTTATCCGGCTTGTAGTCAATCGAAAAACCGCCTGAGCAGTATCCGACATTATTTGCGTCCGTCTCAACGGTCGCATGCTCTGGCACTGCTGATCCGGTAAATTCATACATAAAGACCTCACCGGCCCCTAAGATAATTTCCTGATTATCTAATCCCATTTATTTTTCCCTCCATTTGATAATATAGATTAGTGTTAATTCGTACATCTGGGGCCCGTCATTAAACAGGATCCCCCCGCCACTTAAAACACTTTTAAATTTTGTGTTGTTATAAACAATAAACTGATCGCTTTCAGACTGATCCAGAATCTCATTCAATTCTTTTTCGATCTCTTTGCAGCGGTCGTAATCATCCCAGATCACTTTGAGCGTTAACTGGGATTGCTTGGCAAGTCCCCCAGTGATTGGTGTAAAGGTATATACAATGCTTACATCAGATAAATCCTCAGTAAACACTGGGAATAATCGATCATTCAGGCTGATATTAGCGTCTATATAATCTTTTACGTCTATTTCCATGCTATCCACCTAAAATCCCGGATATCTTCCCCATGTTTTCTGATCGGGCATTTTCCAAATAGGGCTGCGGCTTTTGGCCACGAGTGATCCATCCGGTTGAATACTTCCCGGAAATCCCAGCCGGAACAAACCATGGTGTTTTTCGCCCGTTTCCGTCTTTGGCATAAATACCGGTGCCATTGTGAACATAAGGTGCATAACCCACGGTATTGCCAATCCTGCCAACAATGGCGGCCTCGCCGACCTTCACTGTAGACTGGATGTCTGCTCTTAATGCCCCGCTATCAACCGGGCACCCCTGTTTTGCAGATCGTTCCACAACCAGGCAGGCTTTATTCATATTGGCACCCAGCTTCATAATGATGGCCAGCGTGGCGTTTTCCACGCTGGTAATAAATGCTCCATTATCACTCATGTTTCCACCCGCCTTAATAATAAATTGGTCATCCGGTAATCACCAACGGCACTTACAATTTCATAAATATCGCCGTTACTGTCCGTCAACCGGTTCTTATCGGCTTTTATTCCTTTTTCATAGGTAACCCCACTATGAGTGGAATCTTTATATTTCACACTCTGAATCACCCGGGTTTCATCAATCTGACAGATTGACACCGATATGTTTTTGATATCATGCCAGGTTTGCTTTTTAGCGCCACTGTTGGTTGATACGCTGGTTGCTCCCTGCAGCTTCAGGGTTTTCATTCGTGTTGCTCTGCTCATAGGCGTAACCGTCTCAGTTTCATGATCTTTTTCATCAGATCCAATGGATAACCATCGATGAAGTTTTCCGAAACACCGCTGACACTGGTACTGGAAATACCTTCATAGCCTAACCGGTTGATTTTCATGAGCGCTATTTCTTTTAGGACCGGCAAAGCCGATATGGGCAGATCCCAATCCTCCGGATAATTGATCAGATCACGTAATTCAGTTTGTACATCAGCAATCAAATCCGACAACAACCCGGCGCTAATATTCTCAACGCCGGGCCGTAATTGGAGTGTAGTTAATAATTGTTCGTCCATTTTATCCCCTCCTTATCGGGTCGGGATTATTTTTTAATCTTTGCCATCACTACTTTTGATGTGTTTGATAAAGCGACCGCATAGTGTTTATCAACAGAAATATCAGTCTTTCTAGCCAATGACACTCTATCACTCTCCACGTTTGTATCCCGTTTCAGGTAAACAGTCAGAGCTGGCGCTTCATCCTCAGTTTCGGTTTCGGTTTCCAGTTTGACAATTGGATTAAAGTATACAGCTGTGGTCTTTTTCAAAACAAAGCCGCCCACTTTTGCAATCGGCAAAGATTCTGCGACTGTTGAGAGTAGCACTTGTGCAGCTGTCGGTTCACCACCTTCAATTATCTCCAACGCCCCTGGATCTCCTTCAGCACAAGCAGCATACCACTCAGCGAATTCCTGTACCCGGCGAGATGGAACGATTCGAGTATTGGCCACGATCCCAATTTCACCTGACATAATAACTGTTCCTGTGTATTTGTCGGCGCTAATAAAGTCACCATCTTTTCTGAGTTTCGTCACCTGTTTGGGATGAACAAACATGACTTTTTCGGTGTTGATTTCTTCATTAAACAAATCGATGGCATCAACAATTCCTGAATAGCCAATTACTGCACCTGATCCATCATAGATCAATTGAGCATTCAACAAAGCATCCATGGCATCCGCATCGGCTTTTGAAGCGATCGCTTTGGCAAGCTGGTTATTTGCTTCCCCGACCGGGTTACCGTAACCGCTTAAAACAGATTCGTCTGTTAATTCCACGGCTTTCATGGCCTTTTTGACCTTCACCTGGGTGGTTGAAGATGTCAGCTTGACCGTTTCGGCGGCCACACCTTCAGCAACATCTACGGCATCACCAATGTAGGCATACTGTGGCACGGTGATCGTGTCGCCCGGCTGTCCAGACAAAGTGGTATCCACCTTAGCAAAAGGCGCCACAATAATCTTGTTTGGGACCTTTGCGGAAATCATATCCGCCATAACCTCTGGGTTAATTAAATCTGATAACATTGTTGTTAAATTTGACATATTTTAAATCTCCATTTCTTTTTTTATTGGTCTCTGAGTTGGTTATACAACTCCTGATTGTTTTTAAAGAGCTCAGTCCGCTCTTTGTATCCCATTTTCTGGAACTGTTCTTTTGTTACCGCTCCAGCTGGGCTGCCGTTGTTTTGCGGTGGAATACCGGACAACTGGCTCTCAAACAAATCTTTATAGGTTTCTTTTAATCTTGTGATCTGCTCATCAATGCCAATCACCTTACCATCATCCCCAATGATCAGCTTTTCCCGGTCAATTTTGCCGGTCAAAAGATCACTGTGCTTTGCCTTGCTGCCCAATAACGCCTTTTCAATGGCTCCATTAATCACAAGGTCATTCATTTTCTTTTCAAAATCCGACTTCTGGGTTTCTAATGCCTCTTCATGCTGCTTGACGGTCTGCTGTAAGGCTTCATTGTCAAGATTTGCAGCTTTAAGGTCAGTAATGGTCTTGGTTGCTGTCTTTAATTGGCCATTGATATCATTGAAAGTTTCTTTAGGTACCGCATTTTTTGGAAACTCTGTGTTGATCTGGCCCATTAATCCATCTATATCAAGTTTTCCATCCTCACTGATCGTTGCAGCTTCTAAAATCTTTTTTAACCATTCGTTCATTTTCTATATCCTCCATAGCTTTTTATGCTGGTCGCTACCAGCAGGGATTCTCTTGCCAATTGTTCTTTATGCCCTGCAACTTGCAAAAAAGGGCGAAAAAATAAGACCTTAACCCTGGTCTTCCGGGAGATAATGGATCACCGCCTTTCTCATAACCGATAATAATGCTGCTCAAAAACGCTCTTGTTACGGATCGATAGGGCCCCGTCTGGTTCCTTGATGATATAATCCCCAATGGGGACAGCTCCAAACCCGGGCAACTGTAATTGTTTGCCCTCCTGAATCAATTTACCATTTACCAACGCCTCCAATATCCACCATGGCGCCCGGTTCTTTACTTCCCCGGTCCATTGGAATGCTTCAAGCACACTGGGTTTCCTTGCATAGCTGGCCATTGCGTCCTCCTTTGATTTTGGGTATTAAAAAACCACCAGACCGATTAGGGTTGGTGGTTTAATAAACTAAATCATCTTTGTAAGGGAAATAATCTGTAACCAATTTCTTTTCCTCAATACATAGTTTTAAAAACTCATCAAGTGTTAATTCTTTGCCATCAATCTCAATATCTGACGGAATGGCATATATGGCTACACATTCGCCAAATGTTTCGACATATTTTTTTAATAACTCGTCCATTATTTTACAGCCTCCTCTAATATTTCAAGAAACAACTTATAAGATTCAGGGAAATACTTTTTGATCTGTCCCAAAGATTCCGGATTGTTGACACTGGCGCTATACATTTCTGCAAAAGCTTCACAACTTGGGGAGTGGCTTTTCCAATAAGCTTTCCCATGGCCCCAGTAACCGTAAATCTTACCTTTTGTAACACCTTCAAAGATATCACTGACATCTGCTTGGGCCGGACTCGGCAAAGCCATGATTTCCGACTTAAGCGCTTCGTATACTTGAGCCTTTGGCGTTTTCTTGTCGATCTTTTTCATTTCTGCCCATTTTTGCTTTACCATATTGTCTGCATCTTTTTTTAACAGATCGTCAAACTTGCCGTTTTCATACAGCTTGCTTATTCCAAAATGCCGACCAGTGCCATAAAATGCTTCCTCGGCGTTTGCATCAAATAAATGCCCCAATTCATGAAAAATAGTTGTCATATTGCCTTTTTTATTATTTCGATCTCTCTTGATACTAAACTCAACATGGTTCCAATAGGGGTGATAAAAAGCCCCACCTTTTGTTTCATATTTGTTAATTTTTATTTTATCCTGGTATTTGTTCCAAACCTTCTGGCAAACATCTGGGGCCTTTTCAAGAATATCCTTCATTTCATCAATAAAATCATCCGGCAGCTGGCCACTTAAACTACTGACATTTATATTACCTTTTATTGTACCACTTTTCCCTGCTTTTGTCGTCGCTTTCTCATCGACAATCACTGGAATATAGGTACATCGACAATTGGGATGAAGCGGCAAAATCGGCGCCCGACTGATCGCATAGGTTTTACCATTCAATGGACCACATGTCCCACAGGTTCTTTCGTCAAGTGCTGCCAAATACTCAACCCGCTTAACCCCTCGATCTTTGTACGCCATCAACGTAGCCTGATTAAGGTAATGCATGGTCTCAGTTCTAACCAGCCGATATGCATTATAAAGACCGTTGCTCATCATCCCGTCAAGCTTCACCGCCATTTCAGTGATCGTTTTACCGGCGCTGATGCCGTTGATAATAACCTGATCCAGTGCCTGACTTAATTTGTCCTGGTTGATCCAGAGCCGCCCCGAGAAATTATTGCCTTTCCATGGTTCTTTTAAAACATCTTTAAAGACATTTTCTTTGAGCATGGAAAAGTTTTCACCAGACAACTCAGTCGAAACGTTTTTATACTGCATCGCCATAATTTTGGCCGTCTGATCATTAAAATCAATCTCAACATCATACCCCAGCTGAATGATCACTTCATACATTTGCTTCTGCAATGCCAGTTGCCGCTGATAATTATAAGCAGCTGTCCGGCTTGTGTTGGTCGCTGCATCAAATTTAATCAGCTCATTGTAGATTTCTTCCCGGGCCGCCTTATACATTTCAACCAGTTTTTGATTCCGGATCTCTGCTTTATTGTAGGATTTCCATGTATTATTGGCGATCCGATCTTTCCAGTAATTACTCTGAATTGCCATCGTCCGCCTCGATCATCTGAACTTGATCCAGTTTATAAGTATCATTCTGCTCTTGTAGCTGCTCCAGCTCCTTTTCAATATCGTCAACCCAAGGATGATTGGCTACAATCGTTTTATTGGACACAACCCCTAAAGAAGCTCCACAATTTGCAATGCTTTCAGTCTCATTAATCTTCATATCCCGGTTAAAAACAATGTCAACCTCAACATTTTCATAACCGCCCTGGTTGATCTCATTCAAGTAGATATCCACAAAATATAGCAGGTTTTCAAAGCCCATCTTGAATTCTGTTTCCAGTGCATTACATTTCAAATCAATACCGGCATACATAAACTTAAGCGCCACGCCGCTGGGGGCGCTGCCGAATTTATCCAGATCTTTATTAATGCTCTGTCCATCCTCGATCAGATCCCGCTTCAGCTGTTCATAATGTTCTCTTAAAGCGGTAATATCCATGGTCGGTGTCAGTGTTTCCAGGCCGCCGCTTTCTTTATCGTCCAGGGGAATGGCCCGATCCTCGTTAAGAACCCGCATAAATTCATGGAGATCCTGACCGCCGTAACCATACAAAACAAAGATTAGGTTCTTCACTTCTTCCACATAATTGGCGGCTTCTGACCGGGATTTATCATATTCATCAATCAGTGGTTTAACAAATGACAGATCAGACATTTCCACCCGGTTGTTTTTGAAAGGAATAAAGGGGACTTTACCCCAAGACACCCACATATCATCCCGCTTAAAATGGGATATTGGCCCGCCTGCATCAATATCATTCGATTTATTTGCATTAAAAAACAGTGCATCATCCTGTAAGGTATAGAACGTTACACCGTCTTGTGTCCACATTTCCACATTTGTTACAGTGAATTTATTGGAGCCTTTCCACTCAGTCGATTCATAAACCCGGATCATGCCATCAAGTTCTTTATGACTGTTATCCTTCCAGATGGGGATGCACTGTTCAGCTGGTATAATCAGGGTGTCAAACTTGCCCTGTTCGTTGATAAATGGCTGCAGCCAGGCGATGCCTTTATTGCTAGCCTCGTAACCCAAACCGGATAAAGTATAATTGAAATGCTTACCCAAAACATCTCTGATCTTTTCGGTATAGGGTTTATCCTCACAATCAATGGTATAGGGTTTTGATAACAGGTAGCCGATCTTTTCATCAACCATTAGTTTATACTTACTATGAGCGATCTTAACATTCGCCTTATAGGTTTCTTCTACTTCGATTCCATCAATAATCCGAATCAATGTCCGATTTAGAATGTCCGGCTCCGCTTCATAATACCGCTGACCGGTGATCATATTGCTTCTTTTCCGGGATTGATTGAACTCTTTGATCATCCCGATTGTCTGTTCATCTCTGATAATATTACTTTGTTTTATCTCCATAACGCCCGCTTTCACCCCCTTCTTTAGTCTTTTGTATATCTCTGTCAGCTTCAATGATTCACCCCCTTAAAATCAGCTTCTGAACGTTTTTAGACCACCAAAACCTTTTAGAATAGTAAAGCAGAAATAACGGGTAGCATCCATACCATGGTCATGATCTTTGACCGGCTTATCTTCCCCACGATCTGCAGCCTTAACATCCCAGATGTAATTCGAAAACTCTTTGATTGTCTCTTTGCATTCTGCCAGAAATAGGACCTTGCCTGTTTGGATGGCCGTTCCGGCTACTCTGATCCCATTTAAAACGTCATTCTTTGCCTTTTTTATGCTCAACCCACGCTTTTTAAGTTCTGCTATAAAACTGGCAGCCGATGGGTCAATGATTATACACTTAACTGTTATCCCTTCAAGAAACTTAATCAGATCATCGGCATATTCCTGGTCGGTCTTTTGTTTTAACTTGTCACGGCCAGAATAGTAATACTCCTTTGAGCAATACCACTTCCCGCTGATGCCCTGGCACCACAACAGGAATACCGTGGCGTTTTGGGTCCCGTAATCACAGGAAACATATTTATTCCCGGTTAATTCTTCAGGAATATCAGTTATCACATGTTTTTCAGGATCAAACATATCGTAGATGATCCCCTGAGCTACCGTCCAGAATCCCAGAATATACCTCTGATAGAATACCCCGGTATACATCGCTCGATATCTGTCCTTAATCTTTTCAGATAGGGACAGGTTATCATCCATGGTAAAATGAAGGTACAGAATATTCTTTTGCTCTAACTGATCAATCCAATTGACCTTAAACCAATGGAAAGGACCATCCGGGTTGCAGTTGAACCAATACTTTGATCCATCCACCGAACAACGCCCAGTGGCCTGATTAACAAATGATTCCGGCATCAAAGCCACTTCATCAAAAAAAACGCCCGCCAACGTGATCCCCTGGATCAAGTCTTGTGAACGTTCATCTTTTCCACCAAATATATAGAAATAGTTTGTAACATCGCCCCGGGATACCGTGACTAGATTATCAGCTCTATGATCCTGGACTTTATAGCCCCGGCTTTTTAACATCAGTTTCAGCCAGAATAAAACATTCCGGCGGAATGATCCAATGGTTTTCCCACACATCCCAAAGCTCTGATCACTGAAGGTCTCCATTGCCCAGATCACAAAGGATAGGGACATCGACAGGGTTTTTCCTGATCGGATGGCTCCATCGGCAATGATCCCATCTTTATCATGGGCCGGGCTTTCTGGCATCCACCAGGTTAAAACTTTTTGCTGTTTATTTGAAAACGGCTTAAACTTGAAGATTGCTTTCTTAATCGTCGCTATCATCAGCCCAAACCTCAGCAATATTTCCTTTTAGTGCTTCAATAAATCCGTCATCCTCAAAGGTTTCAGATTCCTCGCTCAATTTCGCCACTTCACATTTTAGTTTATCAATGCGGGCCCGCTGTTCTTCTGTGGCCATACTTGACCGGGTAAGTTCATCATATTGTTTGATCATGCTCTCCAGGGTTTTCATCGCCCGGGATTGTGCCTGCAGGAAATTTGCATGTTTATCCCAGGCTTGCTGGACTTCCCAGGTTTGGCTGCTGACTTTTCCGGTGGAGCTTCCAACCTTCTCAATGGTTTTATCTTCCTGATCTCTGACATACATCAGGTTTTGAGCCCGGATGATGGCAGCATATTGAAGCTGGATATTATCCCAAAGCAGATCTATGGGGTTGGAATGCTCAATACAATGCATGATCTCCATTGTTTCAGCGGGAAGCCATTTAGCATAGAAGCCGTGACGTTCTGCGTTTTTATTACCGGGCGGGCCAGTAGCATTCTTATTCCCAAAGGGTGCTCCTTTTTTCTTGGTTGCAACTTTTTTAGTTGCAGGGTTGCAACCTTTTTGCTTCCAGTACCGGAAAGCCCAGGACTTAACGGCCGATAAACTGACGCCGTATTTTTCAGCAATATCCTTGTATTTCATCCCGGTATTATAATCTTTAAATGCCTTTTCTCTTAAGTCTTCACTCAATTCACCTCACCTCATTTGTCGTTTTGTCGCATAAAAAAACACCCTTGCGGGTGCTATAAAGTTCTCATAAATCGGAATAATTAGGATCCTCATCGTCGTAATCTAGTTCACCCCAGCACTCCAAACACATAACCATGCCATCTTCTTCGATTATAACTGTTGCAAGTTGCTCTTTGCCACAATTTGGGCAGGTATAAAATACGTAATCGCCTGAATCCTCGTATGTATGTTGTTCGAGCGAATCATAATCTACACCTTCATTGTAAATCACATCATCATTTCTCTTCATAGAGTTACTTCTCCTAAACAATTATTTATTAAATAGACATTCTCCAAAAAACAGAACAAATACAAATATAAATTATTTTAATTTTATCAGGTATAATTGTTCAAGTAAACTATTTCACAGATATTCCTGAATAATTTTATAACCGTATCCGTCAAATAATCGTTTTCCAATTTCCACCTC